GCGATCAATATTTGAGCCGAAAATTTTGGCTCGAAACAAGCGACAACCTTATGTATAAAGGGAAAGCGCCCCAATTAAATGCCACCAAAGCTGGAAGAATGCCAGCATTTTTCGAACATGACAACAGGAATCTCCCTCAATACGCTTAAGCTCCACAACGATAGGTTGGATGAGCTGATTAATAAACTTGAGGATAACTTTGGTTGGAATCCTATCCATCCAAAGGAAGAAATTAATTCAATCATGTATCGCGCTGGTCAAGCCAGCGTGATCGAATATATCAAATCAATAATGGATGATGAAATCTAATGTGTTTACCGAGAAATAGACCAGCTCCACCGCCCCCATTACCTCCGGCTCCGCCACCACCATTGCCTCCAACTCCTCCAACACCACCTCCAGATCCAGTAGTTAAGGATGTTAATCCAAATGTGAGGAGAGCTAAGAAGGAACGTGGTAATAAGACCAAAGGTGAATTCTCATCAGGAACTGGTTCAATGAGAATCAAGAAGAATACTGGAGTGAATACAAGTAGCGATTCAGCAGGTTCAGGCGGCATCAATAGCGGAGGTGCATGATGCTTGCTCGTGAGAGATACAATCAACTAAGCACAGATCGACGTCAATTCCTAGACAAAGCTGTTGAATGTTCAAAGCTCACGTTACCGTACCTAATACAAGACGATACATCTTCAAGACCTAGACACGAAACCTTACCGATACCGTGGCAATCAGTGGGAGCCAAGTGTTGTGTAGCCTTAGCTGCAAAGCTAATGCTTGCAACGCTACCTCCCCAGGCTACGTTCTTTAAGTTACAAGTCAGAGATGACAAGCTAGGTGAAGAGATACCCCCAGAAGCTAGAAGTGAACTTGACCTTTCATTCTCAAAGATGGAGCGAATGGTCATGGACTATATCGCTGCATCAAATGACAGAGTTGTTATCCATCAAGCACTTAAACATTTAATTGTTGGTGGTAATGCTCTGTTGTTTATGGGTAAGGATGGGATTAAGAACTACCCACTTACAAGGTATGTCGTCAACAGAGATGGAAATGGTAACGTCCTAGAAATAGTTACAAAGGAATTGATAAGTAAAGATGTTCTCGGTTTTGACCTTCCAGTCCCTACCCCGAACACCGGAATCGATGAGTCTCAAGGTGGAGCAAGTGATGATGTCGAAGTTTACACGTACGTGAAACTAAATAACGGCAGATGGACTTGGCACCAAGAGGTTCTCGATAAGATAATCCCAGAGACAAGAAGCTCTGCACCTAAGAATGCAAGTCCATGGTTAGTGTTGACCTTTAATGAGGTTGACGGTGAACAATATGGTCGTGGTCGAGTAGAAGAATTTCTCGGCGATCTCAAATCATTAGAAGGATTATCACAAGCTCTCGTTGAGGGCGCGGCTGCTGCCTCAAAAGTTATTTTTCTGGTCAGCCCATCCTCTACTACGAAGCCATCTACGATTGCGAAAGCTTCGAATGGGGCCATCGTTCAGGGGCGTGCTGAAGACGTACAAGTTGTGCAAGTCGGAAAGACTGCGGACTTTGCTACGGCTGCACAGACGGCTCAACAAATAGAGAAAAGATTACTAGAAGCTTTCCTTGTCATGAACGTTAGGAATGCAGAAAGGGTTACAGCCGAAGAAGTTCGACTTACCCAGTTAGAACTAGAACAACAACTCGGTGGAATCTTTTCCTTACTAACTGTCTCTTTCCTAATACCATACTTAGCTAGAACTTTATTGGTCTTACAAAGATCGAACGAGATACCTAAGCTACCTAAAGATTTAGTACGCCCCAAGATTGTTGCGGGTATTAATGCTTTAGGAAGAGGTCAGGATAGAGAGAGTCTAAATATGTTTATTACAAGCATTGCTCAGACTTTAGGTCCAGAAGCTTTGATGAGATACATCAATCCAGAAGAAGCTATTAAACGATTAGCTGCTGCACAAGGTATTGATGTATTGAATCTAGTCAAGACTAGAGAGCAGATGGATGCAGAGAAGCAAGAGATGCAAGAGACACAACAGAGTCAGACCTTACTAGAACAGGCTGGTCAATTTGCTAATTCAAAATTAGTGGACAGTCAGAACATGCAAGGCATGGCACAACCGGAACAGCAACAACCACCTACGGAGTAAATGGCCGAAACATTATCATACGACAACACACCAGAGGCTGAAGTCCTAACCGATGAGGAACAGGACTCTCTGGAAGTTGGTGAAGAGTTAGAAGCTCAACACGAACAACTACTAGCAGGTAAGTATAAGAACGCTCAAGATCTTGAATCTGCTTACATTGAATTACAAAAGAAATTAGGTAGCAATGACGAAGAAGGAGAAGAGTCAGGAGGAGAAGACGAAGGAGAAGGAGATTATGAGGAGGTACCTGATGCGTCTCCTGCGGTCAGCCTGATCGAAGAAGCTTCTACTGAATACTATGCCAATGATGGAGAGCTAAGTCCTGAGACTATTGAAAAGTTTTCCAGCATGAGCAGCCAAGATCTCGTTAATGCTTACGTTGAACTTCAAAAGAACAACCCACAAGCCCCAGCACAACAAGCGGAGTTAAGTCAGGCAAGTGTTAATGACGTACAGAACTCAATTGGTGGTGCAGATGCTTATGAGCAGCTAACTAATTGGGCTGCTGGTAATTTACCTGATCCAGAGATTGATGCTTTTGATTCTCTTATAGATAGTGGCAATGTAGCTGCGATCAAGATGGGATTGACTGCGCTGCAAGCTAAGTACAACGATGCTAATGGTTACGAAGGAAGGATGTTGCAAGGTAAAAGTCCTGGCGCCACAAATCAAATCTTCAGAAGTCAAGCAGAATTAGTAGCAGCAATGGGTGATCCTCGCTATGAAACGGACCCCGCATATAGACAAGATGTCATAGACAAACTTGATAACTCAGATCTTAATTTTTAACCATGGGTGAATATAACGACGCCAAAAGGATGGCGGATGAAGCTAAGGAACTTCAAAGACAAAATGCGGAACGTCTTCGTAGAAAGAAGATGAACGCAGATGGAACCTTAAAAGGTTTTGATGATGGCTACGCTACAAGTTTTTCTAAGAAGAACAAGTAATGAAAAAGAAAACTCTTAAGCCCAAACCTATATATAAAAAGAATGCCTAAGAAAAAAAAGAAGACTACTTCTGAAAAAGTAATTGATACTTTAAAACAGGAAGCTAGTAAAAGAACTGTAGGTAAAGTCATAGGTTTGACTAGGAACCAAGAGATTCAAAAAGCTATGGAACGTGAGTTTGGTTCCAGTTTCTAGATGATCCTGGCGACCTGAACTTTCATCATCGCCTATCACCTGCTTTTGAATCGATGACAACTATTACCGAATACGGTAAGCAAAATATTTTTGCAAACGAACCACCTATCGAAGTTATGAACAACTATAAATCAATGGAAAACGCCGAAAGAATTAATGGCATTGCAGCCATGATCGGAGTGATCGCAGCTCTTGGCGCATACGCAACCACTGGACAAATAATCCCTGGTATTTTTTAAATGACAACAGCCACATTAACTAAACCTTTAGCAACAAATTGGAATAGCTTTTGTGACTGGGTTACTAGCACCGACAACCGCCTCTACGTGGGGTGGTTTGGTGTCTTAATGATTCCCGCACTCTTAACAGCTACTACTTGTTTCTTAATAGCATTCGTAGCAGCGCCACCTGTAGATATTGATGGAATACGTGAACCAGTTGCAGGCTCACTTATCTATGGAAACAACATCATCTCAGGAGCAATCGTACCCAGCTCAAACGCAATCGGACTCCACTTCTATCCCATTTGGGAAGCAGCCAATCTCGATGAATGGCTTTACAACGGTGGACCCTACCAACTCATCGTCTTCCACTTCCTTATTGGTATCTCATCTTACTTGGGACGCCAGTGGGAACTTAGTTACAGACTAGGAATGAGACCATGGATATGTGTTGCTTATTCAGCACCAGTCGCTGCATCCTTTGCAGTCTTTTTAGTGTACCCATTCGGTCAGGGGAGTTTCTCTGATGGTATGCCTCTTGGTATTTCTGGTACTTTCA